GTTAACATCGGTCTGGAACTTACACAGTCTAATAAGAGGAACCTCATATGTTTGCACTTTCTCCTGGTGTTTATGTCACCGAAAAAGATTTGACCAATATTATTCCAGCGGTTGCAACCTCCATTGGTGGTTATGCTGGTGTCTTTGCCTGGGGACCTGTTATGGATCCCACCACTATCTCTTCTGAAGAAATTCTGGCTCAGCGTTTCGGTAAGCCTAATTCATACAACGCAGCTTCTTGGTTCACGGCGGCTAACTTTCTAAGTTATACCAATAATCTAAATCTGGTTCGGGCCCAAACTTCCGGTGCTCGTAATGCTGTGGATGTTGAGTCTGGGTCCGTGACAGCTATTACTATTGCTGCGGGGGGTGGTGGTTCCGGCTATGACCCCGCTGCAGATACGGTAGTTATTGGTGCCCCAGACGTGCCTGGAGGTCTCCAAGCCACCGCGTCTTTTGCCGTTGATGAAGCAGGTGTGGTCACTACAATCACCATTGACACTTCGGGTTCAGGTTATATTTCCAACCCCACCATTGATATTCAATCAGCCACGGGTACAGCCTTCAACGCCACCACCACAGTAACAGTTGGAGGTATCACTATTAACAATGAAACGGATTACCTGAATAACTACGAAATGGGTGCCGGTGTGGTGGGTCTATTTGCCGCCAAGTATCCTGGTTCCTTGGGCAATTCACTGCTAATCTCCGCAGCTGATGCAGCCACCTTTACTGGCTGGGCATACGCGGGCGAATTTGATTCGGCTCCTGACACTTCGCCTTTTGTGGAAGAGCAGGGTGGATCCAATGATGAGATGCATATCATCATCATTGACGAGAATGGTTGGTGGACTGGTGTTCAAGGAGGGATCCTAGAACGCTATTCTTATGTATCCAAGGCTTCCGATGCCAAGAAACTTGACGGCTCAACCAATTACTACAAAGAAGTTTTGAATCAAAACTCAAAGTATGTTTGGTGGATGGATCACCCGGCCGGCACTAACTTCGGTAGTCCAGCTTTTGGCATTACTTACACTTCTCTGACGCCGGTTGGTGGCCAAGTAGCTAACGGCGGCATCTATTCCAGCTTGTCCGGTGGTGCAGATGATTTTACCGCCACCAACGGCGAGTTGCAGAATGCGTTTGACCTGCTGTCCAATGACGAGCTGTATGATATCAACCTGATTCCTTGTGGGCCGGTTAACGCCACAGTAGCTAAGTGGGTAATTGAAAATGTAGCTGAGAAGCGTAAGGACTGTGTGGCCTTTGTTTCACCCCTGGATCCATTCACTGGAGAAATTGCTAAGGGGCCGGATGCCGCTGAGAAAATTGTCAACTTCCGCAATGACGTTTCCTTCAATGTATCTAGCTCTTATGCGGTGATGGATTCAGGTTACAAGTATCAGTATGACCGTTACAATGATGTTTATCGTTGGGTTCCTCTGAACGGTGATATTGCTGGTCTTTGTGCCCGCACTGACACCACCAACGATCCTTGGTGGTCTCCAGGTGGTTTGAATCGTGGTCAGGTTAAGAATGTAGTACGCCTAGCTTTCAATCCCAATAAGACTGACCGAGATATGCTTTATAAGGCTGGAGTTAATCCGGTAGTATCTTTCCCCGGACAGGGTGTGGTGCTATTCGGTGATAAGACTCTGCTGGCTAAGCCTAGCGCCTTTGACCGCATCAACGTTCGCCGACTCTTTATTGTGTTGGAAAAGGCTATTGCAACCGCAGCTAAGTTTATGCTATTTGAGTTCAACGATTTCTATACTCGGGCTCAATTCCGGGCTATGGTTGAACCTTACCTGCGGGATGTTCAGGGTCGTCGTGGTATCTACGATTTCCGAGTAAAGTGTGATGAAACCAACAACACCGGTGAGGTTATTGATAGAAATGAATTCGTAGCGGATTTGTATATAAAGCCAGCGAGATCAATTAACTTCATCTATCTAAATTTTGTTGCTGTACGGACCGGCGTTTCGTTCGAGGAGGTTGGGGCGTAAGCTAGTTTGATCAACTTTATTGTGGGTAAATATATAACACAGTTATAGGGGGCCACAATGAAGTTGAACTACCCGCTTTGGAAGAAACACGATCCGGTGGAGTTGGAGAGGGACCTAGAGGTCCTCTCCGCTTCTGAATTGATGACTAAGTATCAGTGCAGCAAGAGAAGTTTGTTCACCGCGTGTGATCATTTTGGCGTGGATAAGAGTCGGATATCTGGTAAAGAAAGTAAGTATATTTGTCCACCAAAAGATGTTCTAATTGAGCAGCTAGACAAAGGTAAGCTGTACGTCTCTAAACTACATGGATGCACTATTCCTGTTGTTAATTCTTGGATCAAAAAGCTCGGTATAGAGGTGCCACCTTATCACGGCAGACTGGCCAAGGTTAATGTAGACCAGTTGAGGCTTCTTGTTGGTCAGGGTATGACTGATCGTCATATTGCTGATGTAGTAGGCATTTCGCCGGCTGCAGTTTGTCGAGTTGGCGACCGAAACGGAATTTCTGTACCTAGAAAAGCTGATGAGTGGAAGATACAACGAGATTTTCTAATGTCAAAGTTGTCGTGGATAGTTGAGCAAAACCAAAGGCGTGACATTTTAGACATAGCGGGAGAGTTGCAAATTGCTCACACAACCGTACTGAAATTTGTAAAAGATAATGGTTATGATGTTGTATCACACTCATACAATAAATCCCATGGGGAATTAGAGCTCAGAGAGTTTGTCCGAGGTATTGGCGTTGATGCCAAGTCTGTTAAAAAGACGTTTAACGGCAC